AGTTCTCAAGCCGATAATGGTTCAGGAACAGCAGTTGCAACGAGAGCCGAAGCAACTAGCTATTATAATCAATTAATGAATATCGCTGAAGATAGAAAAGATGTAGTCGTATTCTTTTCACCTCTCAGGTCTGATGTTGTAGATACAGGAACTTCTGCAGCTACTAACGTCAAAACCACAGCGGATACATTAAATAGTACATCATATGCTGTCTTTGACAGTACATGGTTATATATTTACGACAGGTACAATGACAGATATGCATATGTACCATCAAATGGAGCCACAGCTGGTCTGTGCGCAAAGACTGATTATACTAACGATGCTTGGTGGTCACCAGCAGGGTATAATAGAGGTCAAATATTTGGTGTAACTAAATTGGCCTATAATCCAACTAAGGCAGATAGAGATACTCTCTATAGGTCTAGGATTAATCCAATTGTTACATTTCCAGGACAAGGAACATTGTTATTCGGAGACAAAACCTTACTTTCAAATGATGGAAGTGCGTTTAGTCGAATCAATGTTCGTAGATTGTTCATTGTGTTAGAGAAAGCTATTTCTAATGCTGCTAAGTTTCAACTTTTTGAATTTAACGATTCATTTACAAGAGCGAACTTTAGAGCTATGATAGAACCTTTCTTGAGACAAGTCCAAGGTAGACGAGGAATCTATGATTTCCAAGTTGTTTGTGACGAGACTAATAACACAGGTCAGGTTGTTGATGCAAACCAATTCGTAGCGGCTATATTTATTAAGCCTGCAAGAAGCATTAACTTTATAACATTAACATTTGTAGCCAGTAGATCAGGCGTGGACTTTGAAGAAGTTTACGGCGCTGCTGGAATAAGCACATAATAGGAGGAATTAAAAATGGCAACAATTAACCAATTTAAAGCCAACCTTGTTGGTGCTGGTCCTAGAAATAATAGATTTGAAGTATTTATTCCTAAAACAGGGAATAAGATTCAGTTTTTGTGCAAAACTGCATCCCTTCCAGGTCAAGTAATTGAACCTATGGAAATTAAATACAAAGGTCTTACTGTTAAGTTAGCCGGTGATAGAACTTTTGAAAATTGGACTGTTGGTATCTATAATGATACAGAATTTTCTGTAAGAACAGGAATTGAAGCGTGGATGCAAGAAATTGTTCCATTAGATTCAAGTGTTGGTCCTGTCGGCTATGAATACATGGTTGACAAAGCAACTGTATCACAATTAGGTAGGGACGATTCAGTTATCGCTACATACGAGTTTTTTAATATGTGGCCAACCAACTTAGGTTCTATTGAATTAGATACCGAAGGTGGTGACGCTGTTGAAACATTTGATGTAGAGTTCGCTTACTCACATTTTGAAAGAACCCAATAAGGGCTCTTTTTTAAGATATAAATATATAGTATGGAATTATTCGGATACGAGTTAAAAAAGAAGAAGGGCGAAGGAAACGCACAATCCTTTGTCCCACCTTCTAATGATGGCTCAGTCATTGAGATTGGGTCTGAACAAGGAATGGGTGGCTTTGCAGCCACGGGTGGAGTCATTGGTCAGTATGTTGACATGGAAGGTGGAGTCAAAAATGAAGCCGACCTAGTTGCAAGATACCGAACAATGGCTTTAGTTCCTGAATGTGATAGTGCTATTGAAGATATTATAAATGAATCTTTAGCATCTAATGATTTAGACGCTCCGGTATCTATTAACTTAGATAGAGTTAGTAAAATACCTGAAGCTACTAAGAAGAAAATTCGTGTTGAGTTTGATGAAATACTTACATTATTAGGATTTCGGGATTTATCCCATGACATATACAGAAAATGGTATGTTGATGGAAGGCTTTACTATCATAAAATGATTGATCAGAAAGCTCCACAAAAAGGAATTCAAGGTCTACGCCCTATTGACCCACAGAAGATCAGAAAGATCAGAGAGGTCACGAAAGAAAAAGACGAGAAAACAGGCGTTGAGATAGTTGAAAATGTATTAGAATATTTCATTTACAACGATCAAGGGTTTGATAAGTCAGGCAATAATACTGGCCAGACTGTTAGAATCCATAATGATGCTGTAACTCATGTAACCAGTGGGTTACTTGATTATAATAAGACAGTTGTAGTTGGTTATTTACACAAGGCGTTAAAACCTGTGAATCAACTAAGAATGTTAGAAGATGCACTTGTTATCTATAGGATATCAAGAGCACCTGAAAGAAGAATCTTCTACATTGATGTAGGTAACTTACCTAAAGCGAGAGCTGAACAGTATTTGAAAGAAGTTCAGACTAATTATCGTAATAAGTTAGTGTATAACGCTGACACAGGTGAAGTTAAAGATGACAGAAGGCATATGAATATGCTGGAAGATTTCTGGTTACCTAGACGAGAAGGTGGAAGAGGAACAGAGATTAGTACTCTACCTGGTGGACAAAATCTCGGTGAAATCGAAGATATTTTATATTTTCAAAAGAAATTGTACAAAGCATTAAATGTTCCAATTTCTAGATTAGAAACCGAAACAGCGTTCGCTATAGGAAGAGCAACAGAAATTTCTAGAGATGAAGTTAAGTTTTCACGATTTGTTGATAGACTTAGATTAAAATTCTCTAGATTATTTGATGATATTTTAAGAACTCAGCTGTTATTAAAGAATTTAGTAACAGAAGATGATTGGAAAGGAATGAAAGAGTATGTATCATACGATTTTCAGAAAGATAGTCATTTTGTAGAACTTAAAGAAGCAGAGATATTGAGAGAAAGAATCAATACTCTAGAACAAATGGACCAATTTGTGGGTAAATATTATTCAGAACAATGGATAAGAAAGAATGTTCTTAGACAATCTGAACAGGATATATCTGATATTGACCAAGAGATTAAATCTCAAGGGGCAGTTGGATTAGGGCCTGATGATGATATGCCAGATCCAGATGATTGGGAATAGAGGAATAAAAAATGGTAGATAATAAAAAGACAAGAGAGTTTGTTGATCAAGCATCAAGTGGTGATAATGTAGCCGCAGGTGATACTTTTTCAAATTTAATGAAAGACAAACAACTTGATGCAATTGATTTGAAAAGAATAGAAACACAACTTGATTGGTTAGGCCGACAAGAAAAATCAGCTGAGGAATAAAGATGGACTACTCTAGGAGTTGGACACAACCTGGACATAACTTTTTTAAAGAAGGTGTTGACATGAGAGTTGACTAAAAGTAAGATGATATCATTTAAAGAATTAAGAACACAATTAGACGAAATTAATTTTAAAGCTGATGCTAAGAAATTAGAAATTTCTAGAACTAAGATAAAGAATACAGAAGTATTTTATCATGCTGAAAAGAAAGGTTCTAAGAAAGTTAGAGTTTGGGTTAAAGTAAAATCAGCTAAAGAACCTGATGAGCTTGGTGTCTTTAAAGATATGAAAACAGCTGAAAAATCAGCTACTCAATTTGTTAAACTTATGGGTGAAGATATTGAAGAAGGTCTTAATGTTCGTAAAAAAATTATTGACCAGTCAAGAATAGATGATATGCTTAAAGAGGTTAATTTCTTAGGTGAAAAAAGAGATTTTCCACAAGCACAAATAGATCAGATAGCACAATTAACTGACAAAAATGATCATAATGGTTCAGTTAAGATGTTGGCTCAAATGCTAGGAAGAAAGCCAGAAGCTAAAATAATGGATCATATAGCAGCAATTCATAAGATTGAAGGGCATATGTATCCAAGTTTGATATCATATCGAACAGATGTAATGAAAAAACTAATAAAACTAGCAGACAGAATGTTTAATAATGCCAAAGAAATAGATAAGGCATTTTAAGGGAAAGAATAAAAATGAAACTAATATCAGAACAATGGTGTGATAATATAGATTACCTAATAGAACAAGACCCTAAAACAGGTAAAGAATCTGTTTTCATTGAAGGTATTATGTTACAAACCGAAGTAAAAAACAAAAACGGTCGCATATATCCAAAAGAGATAATGCAAAAAGAAGTTAAAAGATATACTAAAGAGTATATTAACGAAAAAAGAGCTTATGGAGAACTAGGGCATCCAGAAGGACCAACTATTAATTTAGAAAGAACATCTCATTTAATACAATCATTAAAAGAGGACGGCAATAATTATGTCGGAAAAGCAAAGATTTTATCTACTCCTATGGGAGAAATTGTCAAGAACTTACTAGCAGACGGTGCTAGACTTGGTGTTTCAAGTAGGGGTATGGGTTCACTAAAAGCGAGTAAACGTGAAGGCGGTACTCAATTAGTGCAATCAGATTTTCAGTTAGCAACAGCTGCTGATATCGTAGCAGATCCTTCTGCTCCTGACGCGTTCGTAAACGGCGTAATGGAAGGAATAGAGTGGATTTGGGATAATGGAGTGATCAAAGTACAGAAAATTGAAGAATATAAACATTCAATTAGACGTGCTAAGACACATAAACTTCAAGAAGTTAAGTTAAGAGCATTTTCTGACTTTCTTGAAAACTTATAATATATAAATAACCTAAGAGAATAAATTAATTAATTTATATTTAAATGGAGAGTATTCTAATGTCAAGCTTAGAACACACAATAGAAGAAGTTATTACTGAAGCCGCGGTTGAACCGAAGGCTAAAGGAACTGATTCTAAACCTGATCCTGATGCAGAGAAGAAAGCTTCTGCTGCTGCCAAGAGTGCTGGAGATGCAACTAAGAAAGCATCTGCGCCTGGTGGAGAGCCGAAGGGAGAATCTGGTGAAGAGGTCAAAGACGGTACTACAAAAGTAGATAAGAAATCTATACCTAATCAAGAGGAAGTTTCAGATGAATCTGATGCGCCTCAATTAGATGAGATGTCAAAATCTGAATTGTTAAAACAAGCCGTAGCGTCCATGAAAGAGATGGACCTTAAATCACTTAAAGCAGCTCACGCTGGCTTGAGTGAAGGAGATGACGAGGATGATGGCGACGAAGATAAATCAGAGTCACTAAGTCGAAACGCACTTATTAGAGGTGTCGTAGAATCTCTTAAAGATAAATCAGTAAAAGAAGTACAAACTTTCATTAAAGGATTATCTGAAGATGAAGTATCAAAAGATACTGAAGAAGAAGATGAAGATGAAGCAGAAGATGAAACTTCAGAATCAAAATCAACAGACAAAAAAGAAATGTCTGATGAAGATGATGAAGAAGAAAAAGAATCTGATGAAGAATCCGATAAAAAAACTAAGAAAGAAAGTTATGAAGTAGATATGTCTGATGACATAGATGCCTTAGTTGCTGATGAAGATTTATCAGAAGAATTCAAAACAAAAGCTAAAACTATTTTTGAAGCATCAGTTGCTACAAAAGTTAAGGAAGCAATTTCTAAAATAGAAGAAAAGTATGAAGAAGATACTAAAGAAGCTATTGAAGAAATTAAAGAAGATTTAACTGAAAAAGTTGACTCTTATCTTAACTACGTTGCAGAAAACTGGGTTAAAGAAAATGAATTAGCGATTGAGCGCGGATTAAAAACCGAACTCACAGAAGATTTCATAAATGGTTTGAAAAAACTATTTGAGGAACATTATGTTGAAGTTCCAGAGGACAAGTTTGATGTAGTTGAAGAACTAGCAAACAGACTGGACGAACAAGAAGATAAATTGAATAGCGAAGTTGCCGAAAACATCAAGCTAGCTCAAGATATCGAGGAACTTAAACGTGAAAAAATTATTAGCGAAGCCAGTAATGACTTAGCTGATAGTGAACAAGAGAAGTTAAAAGAATTAGCCGAAGAAGTTGATTACGAAAATGAAGAAAATTTCCAAGAGAAAGTTTCTACATTGAAGGAAGCATATTTCAAAGGTGAAAAGCTTGAAGCTGTCTCTGATGATGGTAGTGTAGTATCAAGTGATGCTGATTTTTCAAGTGCAGATGATGTACCTGGAGACCCTAGTATGACAAAATATACTGCCGCAATAACTAACTTTGCCAAATTAGATAACTAAATTGGTAAATTTAACGGGGAAATAAACAAATGTTTATGTCAGAAAACTTACAAGAAAAGTGGAAACCAGTCCTTGAGCATCCCGATCTTCCAAAGATCGAAGATAGCTACAAAAGAGCTGTTACTTCTGTAATTCTTGAAAATCAAGAACGTGCAATTCGTGAAGAAAGAGGTGCTTTAAACGAAGCATTTGGAGACGGTCAAGGTACTGTTGCTGGTGATGTCGGAGGATTTTCCGCCACTGCAGCAAACTGGGATCCAATCCTAATTTCTTTAGTTCGTAGAGCAATGCCAAACTTGGTAGCGTATGATATTTGTGGTGTACAACCTATGACTGGTCCTACAGGCCTCATCTTTGCGATGAAAGCTAGATATGTAGATGACAGTTCAGCCGTCGCTAGAACAGAAGCTCTGTTCAACGAAGCTGATACTGACTTTGCCGGTTCAGGAACTCATGCAGGAGCAGATCCGTTTGCTTCTTCATCAGCTAACGCTGCAATTCAAACAGGCTACACTTCAGGTGCTGGTGATACTACTGCGACTGCAGAAAAAGATTCATCTATCGCAGAAATGTCGTTCACGATTGAAAAAGCTACAGTTACCGCAAAAAGCAGAGCGCTAAAAGCAGAGTACACTATAGAACTCGCACAAGACCTTAAAGCAATTCATGGCCTTGACGCAGAAACCGAACTAGCAAACATTCTTTCTGGAGAGATCCTAGCGGAAATCAATAGAGAAGTTGTTAGAACAGTTAATGATCAAGCCAAAATTGAAGGTGTTGCATCAGAAGCTAACCTAACTGGTACTTCTGTCAATGGTCAATTTAACCTAGATGTTGATTCATCTGGTCGTTGGTCAGTTGAGAAATTTAAAGGTTTAATGTATCACATTGAAAGAAACGCTAATGTTATAGCACGACAAACAAGAAGAGGTAAAGGAAACTTTATCCTATGTTCTAGTGATGTAGCGTCAGCTCTTGCAATGGCAGGTGTATTAGACTATGCTCCAGCATTATCAACTAATTTATCAGTTGATGACACTGGAAACACTTTTGCTGGTGTCCTTAATGGATCCCTTAAAGTGTATATCGACCCATATTACGCAAGTGCGTCTACAAGACCTACTGGTGTAACAGCTGGTGAAGGCTATGTTACAGTTGGATATAGAGGATCAAATCCGTTTGATGCTGGACTATTCTATTGCCCATACGTCCCACTACAAATGGTGAGAGCAGTTGGTGAAAGTACTTTCCAACCGAAAGTTGCTTTCAAAACTAGATACGGAATAGTAAGTAATCCATATGTTGGCTCAGCGCCTGCAAATGGTTTAGCTGCGACAAGCACTAACTCTTACTACAGAAGTTTCGAAGTTCTAAACTTACTGTAAAATCTAAATCATAACTGATTTCAAAGAGCCCTTAGGGGCTCTTTTTTTTGTTATAAATATATTATAGATATAAATAGTAATATGAAAGAAAAAACTCTTAAGGATGTTATTGAGAATGCTAAGTGGAATTATGGAGAAAGTGAAAAAATGTATGATGAAATAAAATTAACAAACACATTTGAGCAATTTTGTAATAGAATGTGGTTAGACAATGAAGATGAAAATCTCACTATGGCCGCTTCAGGTAATAGACTAACTAGAGATGAATATGTAGAAAAATGGCATGACTGGTTATTAGAGCAATGGCAGGACGGAGTTTATAATGATGATACGAACTAATCAAGAAATGTATGTTGAATCAAAAACTCCTATAAATGACCATAAATATATAGGATGGTTTTATCATTATCCAACTAAACTGTTTTACAGATGGAACGATATACCATGGGAAATAAAGGAAGAAAATGGCACAAGCTAATTGGCAATCAGACCAACCAACAAATTTAAATTATCTATCACCAGTTAATTTTGATTTATTAATAAACAAATTACCTAAAACAAAATATTTTTGTGTAGGTGCAACATTACCAGGAATAAATTTTAGTGAAGCACAACACAATACTACTCTTGCTATAGAATCATATTTACCAGGTGATAAGATAACTTTTGATCCATTAGTAGTAAGATTTGCTGTAGATGAAGATATGATAAATTATCAAGAAATCTATAATTGGATAATGCAATTAGGACCGGGTATTGACACAGATGATTTTAGAACATTAACAGGTTCAACTAAATCAACAACAGGTTTTGATAATCGTACAGGAGATTTTAAAGAGATGTATTCTGATGCGACTCTTTTAGTTAATACATCATCAAATAATGCTAATGTGGAATTTCAATTTATAGATTGTTTTCCGACAAGTTTAGGTGCTATAGAATTTGCTACTGATGCTCCAGAAGTTGAATATGCAATTGCAGATATGACTTTAAGATATACCTATTTTAAGATAAAAGTCAGTAGTTGATTGACTTTTCAGCGAAAGCTGTTATAATATATAGTATGAATAATAAAACTTTAACTGAAATCCAAGAGATGTGGAAAAAAGAATGTCAAATTGATGACATAGAATTAGACCTTTCTTCTCTTAATGTTCCTAAACTACACGCAAAGTATAGTGAAATTCTTTCCAACCAAAAATTAATTCAAATACGATACGAAAGTAAACTAAAAGTTTTACAAAGAGACAAATGGCTTTGGTATACAGGTAAGATGAGTCAAGATGAAATACAAAAAAAGAATTGGGATTATGACCCATTCAAAGGTCTTACAATACTTAAATCAGATTATGATAAGTTTTTTGGAGCAGATAAAGATATCCAAGAAGCGATCGAAAAAATGGAATATTGTAAAATAGTTGTTGAATACTTACAAGATGTAGTATCTCAACTAACTTGGCGACATCAAACAATAAAGAATATTATAGAATGGCGAAAGTTTATGGCAGGCTCGTAATAGATAAACAAGACGAAGTTTATTTATCAGTTTCAACAGAAGATTCAATACGAAAGGAATTATCAGAATTTTTTAAATTCAAAGTTCCGGGTGCAGAATTTATTCCTGCAGTTCGAAAACGATTTTGGGACGGTTATATCAGACTGTTTCATCTTAATAAAAATCAAATTTACATGGGACTATACCCTTATCTAAAAGAATTTTGTGAAGATAGAGATTACAAATTAGAAGGTTGGGAACCTGAAACGGATATTTTTACAATAGAAAGATATGAAGAAATAGTTAAAGATATTCCTTTAGAACTTAGGGATTATCAAAAAGAAGCAGTCGCATACGCGGCACATAATCAAAAATGTATACTAGTATCTCCTACAGCTTCAGGGAAATCATTAATGATATACAGTCTTATAAGATATAACTTTCTTAAAAAGAATGGAAAAGCTTTAGTTATTGTTCCAACTACATCATTAGTAGAACAAATGACTAAAGATTTTGATGATTATGGTTTTAAGGGCAATGTGGCTAAACTCTATGGTGGCAATAAAAATTATGATAATTCACCAATAGTTATAACAACATGGCAGACAATGATGAGAATGCCTAAAGAATTTGGAAATCAATTTGGCATGGTCATTGGAGATGAGGCTCATTTGTTTCAAGCTAAATCCCTTGCAAAAATCATGGAAAGTTTAACAGAAGTAAAATATAAAATTGGAACAACAGGAACATTGCAAGATACACAAACACATAAACTTCAATTAGAAGGTCTATTTGGTCCGGCATATTTTGTTACAACATCAAAAGAACTCATGGATGAAGGTACAATAGCTAATCTAGATATTAAATGTTTAGTATTATCTTATGAAGAATCAGAAAGAAAACTAGTCTGTAAAATGTCTTATCAAGAAGAAATGGATTGGATAGTTAGAAATCCTAAAAGAAACAACTTTATAAAGAATTTAGTTAATGGATTGAATGGTAACACATTAGTATTGTTTCAATATGTAGAAAAACATGGTAGACCATTGTATGCTTCTTTTTCAGAATTATTTGCTAATGATTCAACTAAAAGAAAATGTTTCTTTGTCTTTGGTGGAACTGATGCTTTAGATAGAGAAAAGGTTAGAGAAATTGTTGAGAAAGAGAAAGATGCTGTCATAGTAGCTAGCTTCGGTACTTTTTCTACAGGTATAAATATAAAAAGATTACATAACATTGTCTTTGCCTCTCCTAGTAAGAGTCGAATAAGAAACTTACAATCAATAGGTAGAGGTCTTAGAAAGACAGATGATAAGGAGAATGTATCTTTATACGATATAGCAGATGATTTATCATGGAAGAAAAATACGAATTATACGTTAAATCACTTCTCGGAACGTATAAATATCTATAGTACAGAGAGTTTTAATTACGAAATTCATTCAGTAAGGATCCCTAAATGCCATACATAGACGATAATACAAAATACGAATTCGTTAAATTTAAAGACGGGAAAGAAGTCTTTGCTATGGTAAGAGAAAATAATGGTGATTTAGAACTTCATTTCCCAATGAATATCAACTTAGCTCCAGCAATGACTGGTGGTGTATTAGTACATCTTGGGCCTTATATCCCATTTACTAAAGAAAATAGTATTCTTATAGATAAAACATCAATACTTTTTAGAACAAGTATCAGTAAGAAATTCATTAGTTTTTATGATGAAGCCTGTACAGCTTGGCTAGATATAAGAGATAATGATAGAATTGATATAAAAACAGACAAACAAGTGTTTCAAGAATCAAAACAGATGATGGATAGTTTAATGAGAAAACGATTTGAAGAACAAGATATGGATTTCAGGGATGAATTAGATCAAGCAATGGATGAATTTGAAGAGGAAAGACTTCTACCTAAATCACATAAAGATGGACCAGGACCTGATGATACTATACACTAATAGTATATATTCTATTCTTCTCAATACTACATATTTATTTTAACATGCGAATGCTTATCGGTCAAGGAATAAATAGCAAAAAGATGAAAATAATTTTAAAACACAATCAAACCTTGACAATACAGCGTATGCTGTTATAATAGATGTATGGCTAGACAAAAAAGACAAACTAAGGCTTCTGTTCATTATGTGAATAATAAAGAATTTACTGCCGCAATCGTTGTTCACAATGAAGCTTGTAAAGTATCTGTGGCAAATGATGAAGAAAAACCACGCGTAACAGAATATATTGGTGAATGTATATACAAGATAGCAACCAGACTTTCAACTAAACCGAATTTCATTAACTATTCTTATAGAGATGAAATGATATGTGATGGTATTGAAAATTGTTTACAGTATATAAACAATTTTAATCCAGAGAAATCTCAAAATGCTTTTGCATATGTAACTCAAATTATATACTTTGCATTTTTAAGAAGAATACATAAAGAAAAGAAACAAGCAGCCATAAAACAAAGAAGTATAGAACAAGCAGGTTTCTTATTTGATACATTTGATACAATAGATGGCCAACCAGCAGAACCTGGTATGACTAACTCTTATGTTGATTTTTTACAAGAAAATATGAATCCTATAAATTATAAACCTCGAGGAAGTAAACCTAAGAAGTAACATATAAAATTGTTATAGGAGATCATAGATGTTATAAATAAGAGGTATATTACATGGGTAATACACTTACACTACCTTTTATAATTCAGGAAATAATAATGAATGTTAAACAGTCTTGGGAGAGACATAACAAAGAAGTAATAATACAATCAAGAATAACTTTAGAACTAGTTTTCTATCTTTTTATTATACTTTCTCCCTTTATAATGATGCATCTACAGTTTGCAAGTTTATAGAGAATAAATATATATTATGAAAATAGCGTTACTGAACGACACGCATTGTGGTGTTAGAAATAACAACCAAATGTTCGCAGAGTACCAAGGAAGATTTTATTCAAAAATCTTTTTTCCCTACTTAGACAAACACAACATCAAAGATATAATACATCTTGGTGATTATTTCGATCGCCGTAGAGATGTGAATTTCTATTCACTTCATAAAAATCGTGAGCATTTTGTTCAACCTATGCTTGACAGAAATATCACAATGGATTTAATTGTAGGAAATCATGACATTTATTTCAAGTCAACTAATGAATTGAACAGTCCAGATTATCTTTTAGATTTTGAAAACATTAATGTTTATAAGGATCCGATAGTTAAGAATTATGATGGATTAGATATATGTTTATTACCATGGATTAATTCAGAGAATTATGAAGATGTTGAAGAATTTTTAGATATATGTTCAGCACATATTGTTATGTGTCATGGTGAGATAAACGGTGCAATGATGCAACCTGGACATTTTCAAGGTGGTGGAACACCGCTCAGTATGTTTAAGAGATTTGAACAAGTTTATTCAGGTCATTATCATCATAAATCAGAATTAGGTAATGTTCAATTTTTGGGCTCACAAATGCAATTCACATGGAACGATTTTGGAGATCAAAAACATTTTCATATATTAGATACGGAAACGCGAGAAATAGAAGCTGTCCTCAATCCTTTAAAGATGTTTCATAAAATATTTTATGATGATACAAAAGAAACTCTTATGTCAATTAAGAAAAAGGAGTTTAGTGAATTAAAAGATACATTTGTTAAAGTAATTGTGACAAATAAAAATGAACCTTATTGGTTTGATGTATTTGTTGAAAACATTATAAAAGCAGGACCTGCAGATTTAAAAGTTGTAGAAGATCACAGCAATTTAGATGTATTAGATGAAGGTGATTTTGCAGCTGATGCAGAAGATACATTAACAATTTTAACAAAACACATAGACAGTTTAAACATAGATGGAGACAAAAAGAAACTTGATGTATTAATGAGATCATTATATACAGAAAGTTTAGATATATTAATATGATAAAGATAATACAATTAGCAACAGGTGAACAATTAATTAGTGAAATAGATGAAGTAGGATATGAATTAACAAATCCATTATTCATTCATGTTGTTCCAAATGAAAAAGGTGGAGCAGTAAGTTTACACCCTTACGATATGATTATAGATGGAAATATATCACTTAACCCAGATCAGATAATCTGGACAGGTGACCCAGAGAATAAGATTCTCAAACAATATCAAGAAGTATTCAGTAAAATAATTACACCAGGAAATAAAGTAACACCAATAAAATGACAACAGCAATGAAATCAAACAATCGGGGTTTAATTTATAGTGGCTCTTATGAATGTGAAGGACATAATGTGTCTTTTATTATATTAACTGGAGATAGAGTTAAAATTATTGAAGTTAATACAGCTGGCGGATTCACAAATTCAACAGATCAAATTAAAACTTTGGATCAAGCAATAGAATATCAGGATAGATTAATACAATTAGGTTATGATAAAGTTTCATAAGGTAAGATATAAGAACTTTTTATCTACCGGCGACACTTTCACCGAGATAATTCTAGATAAAAAACCCACAACACTTATTATAGGAGCTAATGGTTCTGGTAAATCAACAGTGCTTGATGCTTTAACATTTGGATTATTTGGAAGAGCTTTTAGAAAAGTTAAGAGAGAGGCATTGATTAATTCAATCAACAAGAAGAATGCTGCAGTAGAAGTTGAGTTTTCTATTGGTAGAAAACAATATAAAGTTATACGCACTATTAAACCTAATAAGTTTGAAATATATCTTGATGGTAGTTTAATCCACCAAGATGCTAATGTAAGAGATTATCAAGCGATATTAGAACAACAGATATTAAAACTTAATTACAAGTCATTTACGCAAGTAGTTGTGTTGGGTAGTTCTTCATTTACACCTTTTATGCAATTGGTTACTATTGATAGAAGAAGAATTATTGAAGATATACTTGATATACAAATCTTTTCAGTAATGAATGATGTACTTAAACAACGATATACAGCATTAAGACATGAATTAAATGAGATTAAAACAAATATAAAGATTGGTGAAGGAAAGATTAAAAGTCAAGAAGATACCATGAAGCGATTAGAAGAAAATCGTGATGAACAGATAACAAAGTTAAAATCTAATATTGAAAAATCAGATGAACAAGAAGCAATTTATGAAGGTAGTATTGATGCAATATCTAGATCAGTAGAAAAACAACAAAATCTTAAAGAAGATGAAGATGATATTAGAACAAAATTACAATCTGTTTTAGTAGAAGAAAAGAAATTTGAATCAGATAGGAGACAGCTTTTGAAAGAAGAAAAGTTTTATGAAACAAATGATGAATGTCCTACTTGTAAACAAGACATAGAAGAAGGACATAAATCTCATATCTGCGAAGAAATAGATAAAACTGTAGACGAACTTAACACTAAATTAGAAGAAAGAAGTACTTCTATTCAAGAAATCAATACAAGATTAGAAGAAATAGCTGAAATTAATAAAGAAATAACTAAATTGCAAGGTTGGATTCAAAAAGAACAGATGTTAATTACTGCAGGTCAAAGATATAGATCACAACTAGATATAGAATTGAAAGATTTAGAAACGCAAGAACATACAGAAGAAGATACTGAAAAACTTGATAAGTATAGAAAGGCTTTTAAACAATTAGAACAAATGCAAGCAGAATTAGTTGATGATAGACATTATTTTGATCTAGCAGAGATACTTTTAAGAGATAGTGGTATAAAAACTAAAATAATTCGACAATATTTACCAATCATGAACAAATTAATTAATAAATACTTAGCGAGTATGGAGTTTTTTGTTCAGTTCGAACTTGATGAAGAATTTAACGAACAAATTAAATCTAGATATAGAGATACATTTACTTATTCATCTTTTAGTGAAGGTGAAAAAATGAGGATTGACTTAGCATTACTCTTTACATGGAGAGCAATCGCTAAGTTAAAGAATTCAGTAAATACAAATCTTTTAATATTAGATGAAGTGTTTGATAGCTCTCTTGATGAGGGCGGAACTGATGAATTCCTTAAAATTCTAAATACTCTAGGAAATGATACTAACACCTTTATAATAAGTCATAAAGGCGACAGCATGAATGAGAAGTTTAATAATGTAATTGAGTTTGAGAAGGCTCAAAATTTTTCAAGAGTGGTGTGAAAATGAGAAATAGAATAAGTGAAATTTTTCTGGATACAGATATGGGAGTTTGCGTGTGAGAACCCAGTATTAGCAGCGATGCTTTTCCTGGCGGGATATTTAATCGGTTTAATAATAATATAAAATAATGATAATTAAAGAAGTGAAAAGGTTACGAGAAAAAGTAACTGAATATTGGTCATTCGAAAAACCCCAGAAAGATACCGCGGAGTTTGCAAATGAGCTCATAGACGCTATGTGGTTGAATTCCGGACTAGGCATTTCAGCCAATCAGTTAGGATATAATTATAGAGTATTTGCAATGAGGGGAGAAACAAAAGAATCAAGCATTGTTTGTTTCAATCCAGAGATAAAAGATTTTTCTCCAGAAATGAATACAATGGATGAAGGTTGTCTTTCATTACCAGATGTTTTTGCAAGAGTAGTCAGACCTGCTCATGTAGCGATATCATATCTTGATAAAGATAGAAAAGAAGAAGGCCAACTAGCTAGTGGAATGACAGCTAGAGTGTTTCAACATGAATTAGATCATTTAGATGGAATACTCTTTACAGATAGAATTGGAGATTTTGCTAGACAAAGAGCTTTTGAAAAGGCAAAAAAAATACGAAAGTTTAGAGCTCGTGGAAAAGAAAAATACCAACATCAATCTAGATTCACTTTATAATGAAATTACATTACGAATTAGCAAAAAGTAATGATACACATTTATCAAACACAATAAAACTATATCCTGATATAGTTCCTGACATTCTATGTACTGAATTAATAGACTGGTTTGA